TATTTACAGATTCAACACAAGGCTGGCTATTCAAAAATGATTAATAGGAGAATAGTATGGCAACTTACAGAGAAGTAAAAGGTTATAGTGTAAAGTCAGTATCAAGTGATCCTTCTAATGTTAAGGAAGGACAAATTTGGTATAATTCTACAACTCGAATAATAAAAGTTGCACCTAAAATAGCTGCGTGGGCCTCTGGTGGAAATATGAATACCGGAATAAATTATAGGTATGCTGGTGGAACACAAACAGCAGCTTTTGGAGCAGGTGGTTATAATCCTGGTCTTTCTCACCTTGCTGTAGACGCTAATACTGAAGAATATGATGGTAGTAGTTGGACTAATACTAATGATATGGGAACTGCTAGATATACTGGTGGTGGATGTGGAACACAGACTGCAGGATTAGCAACTGGAGGTACTTCATCCCCAGGAGATGCGGATCTTAATAATGAAGAATATAATGGTTCTACTTGGACTGAAGCAGGTAATATTAATACAGGTCATGGTTATGGTTATAATTGTGGAACTCAAACTGCAGCTTTAATGGCTACAGGTTTATCTGATCCTTCTCCTGCAACTAAAACAGTTAATGCTGAAAGTTATGATGGTACTAGTTGGACTGAAGGACCAAATTTAAATACCTCTAGATATGGTGTAACTGGATTTGGAACTTCAACTGCAATGGTTATTGCAGCAGGAGGACCTAATGCTCAAAATGTAGAAGAGTATGATGGATCGAGTTGGAGTGAAGTGACTAATACTCCAACACTACGTAATGATGGTGGTGGTTCTGGAATTTTAACAGACGGATTAATTTTTGGAGGGCAGAATCCTCCTGCTAGTCCTGCTACTTTAACTACTACTTTTAGTTATGATGGAACCAATTGGACTGCTGCTCCAGCTTTAGGAACTGGCGGATCATATGGAAATAGAGGTGAGTCAGAATCAAGTGGCACTAGTGCTATTTTTTTTGGTACAGGACCTGGAGGTCCAAAAGTTATTACACAAGAATTTAGTAAGGCAGCAACAGTAAGATCGGTAGATGTATCATGAGCACTCTTTTTAATTTACGTGGTAGAAAAGTTAAGTTTACTACTTCAGATTTAACCATGAGCACAGCAACTGAAGGAGAAGTTTTTTATAGTAATTCTGGTTCAGAATTTAAAGTTGGAATAAATGTGGTGGCATGGGCATCTGGTGGAGATATGAGTGGAACTAGAAGTGATGCAGGAGCAGGCGGAACACAAACTGCAGCATTTGCAGCAGGTGGTTATAATCCCAGTGGACCATCATTTAATAATATAACTGAAGAATATGATGGATCAAGTTGGTCTAATGGTGGAAATTTAGGAACTGCCAGATATAATATGTCTGGTAGTGGAACTCTAACTGCAGGTTTAGTAGCTTGTGGAAGACAAGAAGCTTCTACTCCACGACCTGCTGGTGGTACAGTTTTAGTTGAAGAATATGATGGTTCTAGTTGGACTGAATCAGGTGATACAAGTACAGGTCATGGTTTTGCTTGGATGGCTGGAACACAAACAGCATCTTTAATAGCATCAGGCTTAGCTCAACCTTCTCCAGCTTCACCTACAACTAATGCTGAAAGTTATGATGGTTCTAGTTGGACTGAAGGGCCAAATGTAAATACTGCAAGATATGGACTACAAGGTTTTGGAACTTCAACTGCAATGGTTGTGACTGGGGGCACTGGTGGTACAGCATTAGTTGAAGAATATGATGGTTCTAGTTGGTCAGAAGTTACTAATCTTCCTGGAGCCAGAAGTAATGGAAGTGGATCTGGAAGTTTAACAGCAGGTATGGTTTTTTGTGGAAATCCTGGAAGTATGACTACCGTATTTACATATGATGGAACAAATTGGGCTTCGGCTGCTGCGGTAGCAAATGGTCGTAATAGTTTAAATAGAGGATTAACTATAACTGGTAATTCATCTTCGATGGCTTTTGCTGGATCTCCATCATTTCAATCTACAGAAGAATATGGTGGTACAATAACATTAAAGACTATAACAGATAGTTGATTTATGTTATTATTAATATATAAAGTAAAAAAGGAGGATTAATATGGCACTATTTATGTATGGAACTGCTACTAACACTGGAAAAGGATTCTTTACTATTGAAGATAGAAGAAACTTTTTTCTTAGAGGTTACAATGGTCACGATGGATCTAATTATGTAGATTGCTGGGTCATTGGTTACAATGAAAAAGGAGCAACTTGGTTAGCTGACAAAAGTGGAACTGAAAAAACTAAAGCAGAATTACAAGCTTTAGTTAAAGCATCTGATGATATTGAACGAACAGCTTGGGACAATAACAATGTTGATGGTGAATCAGCAGATGATAAAGTTGCAAGAATTGGTGCAAAGCCAGGTTTCATTACAATCCCCTAAAGGAATTTTTAAATGTCAACTTATAATCAGTTAAAAGGATTAAGAGTAAAATATTTATCTTCTGATCCAGAGGATGATAGAGTACAAGAAGGTGAAATTTTTTATAATAGTTCATCTTATCAATTAAAATCATTTATAGCAGCTGCTGGATGGTCATCTAGTAGTCCTCAAACTACTGGAAGAGATAACACCGCTGGATTTGGATTACAAACAGCAGCAATACTTCTTGGAGGTGCTGCAAGTCCACAAGCTATTGTAGAAGAATATGATGGAACTGGATGGAGTGCTGGAGGAAATTTAAATACCGCAAGATGGTATGCTACAGGTATGGGATTACAAACCGCTGGGCTTTGCGTAGGTGGTTATAATACTGCTAATAAAGACGAAGTAGAATCTTATGATGGATCCACTTGGACAGAAGTGGGTGATATAAATACTGCAAGAAGAATGCACGGAGGTTTAGGATTACAGGGCGCAGCTATTATTGCTACAGGTTTTGCTTCAACAGCTCATGTTACAAATGCTGAATCTTGGGATGGAAGTAGTTGGACAGAAGTAGGTGATGTAAATACTGCTAGAGGAGGTATAGGCGGTGGTACAGCCTGTGGAACTTCAACAGCTGGATTAATTTTTTCAGGTCATGAACCACCAACAGGTAGACTTGCAAATACAGAATCTTG